CAACAAAGACGGATATGGGATTACGGTCCGAGGACCGGTTGCCCCCCCTAACCTGGCAGCTAAGGCTCCTGGCTAAAGAAAATCTTGAGCCAGAATAGAGACAACAACCCCATAATAGTCTATGTTGTCAGTACCAAGAACAACATCCCTGAATAAATCAAGTACGGCGTTTCCAGAAAGATGATACCTTTCCCAACAAAAACAGTGAAAGTGGTAATCACTCATGACCTGTTTTTCAACAAGCTTCCGAGTTATATTTGACAAAGTCACTCCCGCTGTCCTTGCATTCCAGGAAATATCAACCTCCATGAACCGTTTGCCGCCGACCAGCGGCAGCAAACTAAACTCATACTTGAACCTCTCAAGGAACATGTTCCTGATAGTTGGGTAGAATCGGAATTCGTAGGCATAACCAATCGCCTTGCCAGCCATATAGGCATTGTCGCAAACCGCTTGGTTATTGTTTGCACGCATGTTAAATCTACCGAGGGCCTTCCCAAGAATGGGGACCGTGAGGTGCCGGTCACCGGTAGACGGAACAAAAAACTTGCTTAAGAAGGTAGCCTCCCAAAGCCCGTTGTGCCGCAACACCTTTGCCTCCATCATGGCCTCAGCCGCGATGGAGGAGTATGTTTTGACTGCGTACTTACAAACCCCGCGTACGATAGCAAGCATGTCATCACCCAGAATCATTGCTCGACAAGTGCGAATCTTTGCGACCTTCAAAAAAGTCCAGAGAATGCACCCATTCCAGAAAGTATTTCTGAAAGTGGTGTCAGTGGCGCCAGTTGGAAGCTGGTTCTCAAGAGTGCCTGAAATGCCATGTTTACTTGACTTAACTGTGAATTTGTTCGTCTTCAGGTGAAGGCGAACAAACCACTCAGGGCATCCCAGAACACGCATGAAAGCCACTTCCAAAAGCATGACGTCACTGCACTGGAATTTATCATTGGACGTAAAATCCGCCTCGAGCCAATACTCATCATCTTCCCGCTTTTCCAAATGACTTGTATAATCTAAAGGGGTCTTCTTGTAACTTGTCCTAAACCTATAGTCACCTGTCATACCCTCAAGGCAGTGGTCGAATCTGCGCATGAGCTCATTAACAATGGGCCCAGAAATAGCATTGTACAGATCCGTCCCCTTGAATATGACACGAGGTGCCCAATTAGGTTTGTGGGTTACCAGAAGAGCTTCAACTTTTACAAAAATGTCCTTTCGTGAATAGTCCTTGATGTTAGCCTGGCACAACCGGTGTAACGAGGCCTCCATTCTGTCCTGTTTTTCGGAACCAAACTTGGACAGCCATTC